CAGGTGCATTATTAGATCTGGTAGTGCCTGCTGGACTTGCACTCTGAGTAATCGCAGGTGCTCCTGTTGTTTTCGGTATAGATGCGCCTGTTGTAAAGCCACTAGGCAAACTTGCACTTGGAACTGTATTGCCACCAGTGCCAGCAATATTCGCGGATACCTGTCCGGTATCATTACGCCGAGCCAAAGCATTACCAGCCGCTAAAACTGCCGCTGCGCCTGCAGTAGCTCCAACGCCTAAAAGTGGATTCAAAGCAAAAGCACTTGCAATACCAGCAACTATAGCAGAGGCTTTAAGAGCATTATAAGCTTTTATCAATGTGTTTATTAACGCAATTGTGGCAACCACTCCTGCCTGAATTTTACTAACGACAAACATAGTTGTAAGTATTGCAGCGGTCGCAATTGCTACTTCTTTTAATTCGACAACGATATCAAAAACTTTACGAACTCGAGAGCCCCATTTTTCAGCACTTCTTTCTGTTTCTGTAAGGCTTTCCTTCAAACCATCTCGACCAGTCAAACCAGATATAAATGACGATAAAGCAGGAACTAAAACTTCTTTGGTGAATTTTGCCAGTTCCTGTATAGCGGGCAAAAGTGCTTCTCCAAGTTGTGCTTTTGCATCTTCAACGGATGCAGCAATTTGTCTTTGTGAGTTAGCCAAGCCGTCTGATGTCCTAGCAAAATCACCTTGAGCCAAATTGGTTTGTTCTAAAATTACCTTTTGTGCAGCTAATACCTTTTGTTGAGCGGTCAGAGCCCCAGTGCCTGAATAAATACCTAATTCAAGGGCTGCTGCTCTTAGTGTCGCATCATCTAATAAAACACCATAACGGCGCAAAGGTTCTGCTTCACCGCGTAAAGCAGCCCCTATTGCATTAATCGCATCCTCTGGAGTTGTGTTATTAAATGATGCAAGATCAGATGCTAGTGAGACAAAATCAGCAGAAAAATCGACCAAGGCTTCGCCAGATAAACCAGCGGCTTTGCCAAAAATAGCAAAGTTAGCTGCAGCATCGAGAGCTTGTTGTTTAGATTGGCCTAAATTGGTTGCAGCAGTGGCGGCAAACTTGTCAATCTCTTTTGCACTATCTCCAAAAATGACGCCAATTTTTGCGACTGTTTCTTCCATATCGGAAGCAGCGCCTATTGCATCTTTGGTAAATTTGACCGCCATTGCAGTAGCAGCTGCGCCCATAGCGGCAAAAGCTAGACCGACTTTGCGATTAATCGAATCAATTTTGTCTCCAAAAGATTCGCTTTCTTTTTTACCTTTATTTAATCCATCGATTAGGTTCTTTGTTTCCGCTAAAAGACTTAGTTTAAGGGTTCTATCACCAGCCATTATTTACCCCAAATCTTTAATATATCGGCAAACTTTTGTTCCCATTTTTTTACTAATTCAGGCTGAAGTGCGCGAAGGGTTGGGTATATGAACCACCCTCGACTACCCTTACCAAATCGACCAGAATAAGTCGGAAACTGATTGAGCCTTCTAACTCTGCCGTCTTTTCGTAGTTTGATTGATGAGCCAAATTCAAAGCCTGCCCATAGACTTCTGGTCGAGCCTCCCCCTGAAAAACGCTGGCGCGCAAAGCCGTAGGATAGCTGACCAATTTTTGAGGTTCGCGAGATGGATACTCCCTCAACGATTCTTCTGGCTGCTTTGTTGTTAAATGTGCGAGCAGCGCCTGCGCTTTTAATCTTGCCAGCAGTAAATTTAGACAACTCGTAACCAGTCTCAGCTGCAACTTTTGTAGCTTCAGCATCCATAGCCTTAAAAGCTTTGAGTAATTGGGATAAGTCTTTACGATCATAAGCTAGCCCCTGTTCGTAACTCACTTGCCCTCCAAAATCTCTGCTGCGGTTGCTATATCGTCCGCATCATCCCAATATTGCATCGGAATACCAGTCTGGATTGCTAACTCGACTAGAGTTCTGCGGATGCTTCCAGGCTTGTGGCTTTTGGGTCGGATAGTCCAGTCGATACATCTGCAACTGTTTCCATCCAAATTTCAAAAGGCTTTACTGGTTTGCCAGCGGATTCGCGCTTATGCGCGTTGTATGCAAGAAACATTAAATCCCATATGCCGATTACCTCTTGGGCTTTCGACAAAGTGTGACCAGTCTGCTTCTCCCACTTAGCCCACTCAGGCGGTTGCGCAATATAAGTTGCACTCTCGCCTGAATTATATTCAATTGTTATTGGTAATTTCATAGCTCCCGATGCTCCGATCTCTTAGCTGAAGGTCTCTGTTGGTGTTCCAACGACTGTCATCGTCCAAGTATCAGTCAGCGCTCCTGGTGCTGCGCCTCCTGCAGTTGGAAAGATTGGCAATACATTGAAAGCAAATACTGCGCCAGTTACGGCTGTGAATGAAACTGCGAGTGTGGTGTTAGGTGCTGATTCAGCATCTGCCCACATTGCTTCGAATAGTGAGCCAGAAGCTCCCCAATCTTGCAATAGTTCAATTGTGAATGTCCATTGCTTATCAACGGACTTATATGCGCGACCATCGAGAGTTTGATAAGTCTCAATGATTGTCTCGCAGCTTAGAACGGCGCTGGTCGTCTGGGCGTCATAATCGGCTGCATCGAGTGTGAAGGTCACATCGCGCCCAGTTATTACTGTTGTTGGCATTTGGGTCTCCTATGCGGTTTGCTCGTAGCGGACGCTCAAGCGAATATCTGAAACTAGCAGGGTAGTAGTTCCAACTTCAGTTACCGATGGTCTTTCGACTGTAGATAACTCATACTTGGAAGCATCTAGCTCTCCAAGAATACTAATGACTAATTGCTCTAGGTTATCCAGAGCAGCGGCGTTGCTGAAATACGCAACGCAAGCAGTTATGGTGTAATTCAATTTAACTCTAGTTGTAGATTTGCCGATAAGTTCTAATTCCATATAGGGTGAATCTGGAACAATTACTATAGCTGGAACGATGGGGGACTCTGGAACGGAGTCGTAGATATTAGCGGTGCAGGCTGCTAGGGCTGTTTTAATAGCTCCTCTAACATCTGTGGCAATTGTTGAGGCAGGCATTATCCCACCATTGTTTCAACATCAAGATATGGGCCAAGTAAGCCAGTTACTTTGGCGAGTAAATTCTTAGATAGGCGGTAAGGCGTTACGCTAAAATCTACGCCTTCGATTGATCCACCAGCTGCGGTTCTTGCTTGGAAGATTTCAACGGAGATAGCCAGAATAGCAGCTTCAGCATTGGCATTTCCGATATAGGTTGATAGTCCAGAGAGCGCAGCATTTCCTGCTGGGATAACATTCTTTTCCAATATGTCTGCATTGGTGATTGCAACGGCGAATTCATAATCTGATAATCCATCTGCTAATACTGTGTGTGTGCCGTTAAATGGCGAGCCACATCCCGTAATGATTACTGACTGACCTTCGGTAAATTCTTGGATTGTAGCGGTAATGAAATAAGCAATATTATCTTCAAGTCTTACTTTGTTAATCTTGCTTTCAAAAGTGACTAGCATTGGAAGAACTAGATTTTCGGAGGCATCTACTATGTCATTTAGATAAGCATCTGAGTATAGGGATGACGAAACGCCAAGAATCGTCCTAAGCTCTGTGGCCGTAACTATCGTTGGCATCTCGTCATCCTTTCAAGCAGTTAGGTGAGCGGCCAGCTCGGGAGCGGACTGGCCGTCACTATTTAGGGTTTTATCAGGTTAAGTTGAAGTGGCAAGAACCATTTGCAACTTTAACGGCAAGTGCGCCGTAGCCGTAGTAAGCAACCTCAATTTGGCCGTTTAGAGCCACATTTGTCTGCAGACGGAATCTGCTGGATTCATACCAAGTGTAGGAATCTGGATTGATTACAATCATTGTGCCATCTCCAGTTGGAGCTGCGCTTTGATTGATGCCAAGAGCGCGAGATACATAGAGATCAAGTCCAGCGACATTACCGCGAAGGCTCTGTGGGCTTACTGCTCCACCTGCATTTTGTGGCTGTGAAGCTGTGTAAATTGGACGGCCTGAATCATTGTAGCTCATAATCTTTGACCATTGCTCAGGAGTAACAATTAAGTTACGAGCAAATCCAAGAGAATCAGCATAAACTTCAGCAGCTGCCTCAGCAACGAAACCAAGTAATCCTGTTGCAGTATTGGCTTGAGTTGTTGGTGCTAATTGTCCGCTAGCGATAATTGTAGTAGCAACGAATTTATCTGTTGCAAGAGCATAAGCGTATTCCATCTGACGAACTAGCTCATCAAAGAATACTGGATTGCTTCGGTCGAGAAGTTCAACGGAGAAGGTCTGGCCACCTGCATACTTATTAACATTTACTGTTAGGAAGCTGTTGGTCATTCCTGTCTCAACAATTGCATCGCCTTCGTTCTCATCTTCAACTGTTGGAACGGCTGTAATCTTTGGAATCTCGAAGCTCATACCAGCATCTGGTAGAACTCCGCGAGAGATTGCATCAATTGTTGAACGATCAGCATTTGATAGTGGGTTGATTACCTCGGTCAATTGACGAGTAGGAATCAAGCCAGCGTTATTTGAAGTGGTGTCATCTGCTGCCATAACATACTGACGAGCAGCGTCATCACCGAGCTTAGCGCGAACGCTATTCTCAAGATATTTTGCCTTTGTGAATTCAAGGCGAGGGGCTGTGTAGAAGGCTGGCTTTGGAGCTGCAGCTTCTACTTTGGCTGCTTCTACCGCTTCTTCAACGGCAGGAGCAGGAGCGGTAGTGTCAGACACTTGGTCTCCTTCGGTTGGGTTCTCTGAATCAGCGGTTGCCAAATCAGAATCTTTCTTTTCTTCATTCTCTGATGCTGCTACTTCGCTTACGCGAGCAGAATCAATTGCAGGATCAGTAACTAGAGAAACTTCATCTAGGGTTGCTGAGGTAATCTGCATTACGCCTTTGTTGTTAGTCCATTCATTTATTTGAGCGCCTACGCTAAATCCATCGCGTAGCCCTTCAGTTGCTTCAACTAGAGCATCTTCTCCAGCCATAGTGTTAGCAATCTTAAAAGTCGCTTCAATTCCGTTAGCGGTTACATTGTGAGAAACCATTTTCCCAATAGGCCTAGTTCTGTCGTGCTCAAGGAGCAACCGAACTGGCTTAATCTCAATGCTATCTTTTGCAAATACTGTTGGGCCTACTGAGGTGTTGCCCTGCTCATCCCAACTGACGATGGTCCCAGTTATGGTCCTCTTAATTGTGTCGGCAGCGGTAACTGCCATTGGCATATTAACCTTCATTTGGTATTAAGTCCTCTTCTCGCTGAATCTGCTCAACGCTCATCGCGCCAATGCGGTTTAGGATTTCATAAACTTGCGCTCTTTCTAATGCGTTACCGCGTAGGAAGTCGTCAAGTGCAAAGCGCACCATTACTGGATTAGGAACGAAGTCCGGTAACGATAAGCGTTCCTCAATTGCCTTAAGGATTGGGCGAAGTGAGAAATCAACTAATGAGCGCCGCTCTGTAACCGCGTTTGAATAAGTCATTGAAGTTTGCTCGGCGCTCAAGAAGTAGGCAGGGATGCCGCAAGCTCTAGCCAATTCCAGCGCTACATATTGGCGAGCTTCAGCTAGTTGCATCGATTTAGGATCGAAGCCAAATTGCTCAAGATTTACATCAGCATTTAGAAACGCAGTAGAGCGAGATTGGCGAGCAGTTTTCCAAGCGGTTAAAAGTGCTGAGATTCTTTCGGCAGTTAAGTTAGTTCCATTTGATTTAAGAACCATTGATGGAGCAGGTTCTTTAGCATAATTGACTGCTGCGTTCTCAAGATATACGGCAGCTGCAACTGTTTTGCCAGCTCTGTGAAGCAATCCCTCATCTGGGCCATCGAAACGAATAAGTGAGCCGACTCCTTGAAGTGGAACGGCCATCCCATCAACTTTGTATGACTCAATTACTGTATTGCGAAAATCTGTATCAACTGTAACGCGGTCTGGGCTGACGCGAGTCCAAGCTCTTACGCGACCGCCATCGGTGGATGAATACATTTCTAAAACTTGACCGTAACCAGCACCATATAGCCATATATCTTCAGCGAGCCAGTTATAGATTACGAATCCTGCAACTCTTGGGTCTGGCTGATTAATAACGCGATGCGGATCTACATATTGTCCAGTTATGCGATTGAAAGTTGTAAGGGGTAATGAGCCAATAGTTCCGCAAATGATATTGCGAGCTCTAGCAACGGATGGAACGCTCATTGCTAATTGCCGAGTGGTATTAGTTGCACCGCCAAGAATATTATAAACTGAATCGGTAATCTGAACGGGAGTCAGCGCGGCTGCAACATCTGAAACCTTAGTAGGCTTAGCCGTCTGAACCTGTGGAAATAGGAAATCTCTTATAGCACCCATTGCTTACATTGTAAGCGAGCCGACTTACACTATTTGAATATCAACTCCACTTTCAGCCATCGTTGCATAGTGTGTCGCTAGGGCTGAGGCAATTGCTCCGCAGATTGTCGTATTACTTACCTTGCGACCCATTACCCAGCCGCCGTCACCGAAAGGGAGTTTGACGGCGGATAGGCATTGTTTAGTTAGCTCATCTTGTCCCGAGTGAGCCAACCGCTGAGATGAGATTGCTCCCAATAACTCATCGCAGCTTTGGGCATAGTCAAGGCCATCTATCGGCTCAACCCTAATTCCAGCAGGAGCTAATCGCGCAGCTACTGCCGAAGCGGTTCTGGCTGAATAGGCAACCAATTGAACTGGATACTT